GCGCTCGGGCCGTTCGTGCCACACGCAGCCCACGCGCCCATGGGAGTCTCCCGTACGGCCAGCCGTCGGCTCCGGTCGGTCTTCGCATACGCGCCTACAGCAGCCCGCTTCGCGGTCTGCTTCCGGCTGCGTGCTCAGCCCGCCCTACGCCGCCGTCTGGCCTAATGCAAGGTCAACGGGGGCGCGTGGTCAGCGTGCGTCACGCCCGGCCAGCGGCGCACACCCTACGCGCGGTCGTCCGGGCTGCTGCTGTCACGCGCTCGTCCGCGCCCGTCCAGTCCAGCAGCCAGCGCGGGCGGCAAAGGCACCACGCAAGCTGCCACTTGGCAGCGACCGCAAGCTATCTGAACTCCGTTTTTCGGAGCACGCGACCGAATCCCGACAAGGCTCACCGTGAGTCATCTCTGGCTCCATACAGCTAACCTGAGACCGTCTGCTGCTCGAAACCCCACGAACCAGCAACAGAGACAGGAGGCCGTCGGCTACCCCTCAGCAGGCTCAGGTGCCGGTAGATACGGCTTCCAATACGGACACTCTTTCCAGTTGCCCACGAAGCCCATGCGCTCCTGATTGCGCCGCGAGAGCTTCAAAACCTTGTCCAAGAGTCTGGCACGCCATTCGGTGTCGGGAGCCACGCGCTCGAGCAGGTAGCTCAATACGGTGAGCGTGCCAAACATTTTGTCGTTCTTTACCTCGTGGGGATCGTGCCACTCGCTTGCTCTCGGAATCATGGGTGGGTTGCCAATGATCCTGTTCCATAGGCGTCCGTGATGAGCACAAATGTTACGTACGGTGTTGACGGTGACGAGCCACGAGTCGAGGACCTTGGTGCTTACCCCGAGCTTCTTGGCGATCTGCTGCCGGACGGGAACAGGCGAACCCTTGTAGAGTGTGACCACCATGCCGAAGTCCATCACGTTCACGAGCATCCAGTAAGGCGGCAGGTCGTGTTTGTCGCCATACTTGTCATGAAAGTGCTTGGCGAAGGGCTCGCCGGTTTTTGCCCTTCCGTACGCGTCGTGGCACTTGTCCATGAAGTGCTCGTAACGCTCCTCGGTCAGGCGTGGGAGGTTGTTTCGGTCCAGGAAGCCAAAGGGGCCGGTCTGCTCGGCCAGAAGATATGCGAGCTGCGTGCGCATGTAGACCTCAACGCGTTCCACGGCGTCCAAGACGACGAGGCGGAACTGCCGGTCGAACACGTACATGTCCCAGACGCGTTTGAACGTGGTTCCTTCCCAGAACTCATCTGAACCATGTTTCTTGTGGATGTGCCAATAGCCGCTCAGACGGTAGTAGCCGACGTCTTGCAGGTGGCGGATGAGGTCGTCTCTGTCTGCGACCATCCCACGGTCCTTCATGAGAAGATCGGCTTGCTCTTCAAACGTCAAGAACGGCTTGGTGTACTCCATAGGCAAAGCATCCTTAGAACGGCAAAAACCCGCCAGTGTGCATCGTTGAGAGGCCAGGCGGGCTTACTGAGGACAGCTTACCACAGCCGAGCGGGTTTTATACGAAAATCCATCCCGAATGTTTGCCGCCGGTTGCCTACGGTCTCCGTTCGTCGTCTTCGCGGGTTTTCAAGCCACGCGCTCTTGATTTGGCCGTCTTCTCGTCTTCGCCATACCACTTCTGCCGATACTCCCAGGGGTGCATGGTGACACCCACCTCGGCCATGTCCTGCGCCTTCTCGGCGGCTGTATCCTGGATGATTGAGTCGTCGTACTGCACGCGCATGCAGCCCTCATCAGGGATACTCTCACCGAACCCACGCGACACAGCCATGACTGCCCTCGCGATAGCGGCAATCGGATCCTCCAACGCGTTCTCATGCCGGCGGATGTTCCTCATGAGTGCCGAGTTGTCGGAGGAGACCTCGGTCGCCGTGCGCACGTACCCATGGGACTCGTCGAAGTCGAAGTAGCCGATGCCAAATCCGGTGAGGTCCCCGAGCATCTGCAGGGCGATGCGGAAGGCTTCACTTTGCGAAGATGTGCGCAGCGCCGGCGCGAACTCCTGGATCGTGTCCTCCGTCGACATGACCTTGCGGAAGACCGTGCAATCTTGCTTGCCGAACGGGATGGAGATGGCCTTGTCACCGGTCTTCTCCCGGTCGAAGAGCACGTCAGAGAGGAACACGCGCATCTTGCTCACGTCGACCTCGTTGATGAGGGCGTCGAAGGTGAGGTCCACCGCCTGAACAGCGTCCACCGCATCGGCGAAGACCGACTGGCCATATGGCGACATGTCCACGCGAGTGTTCGTCACCGCCGGCTTCACGATGCCGAAGGTGGGGAAAGTGCAGCCGGTGTCGTAAATAGGCGCGACGCCCGCGGGTGCGAGCTCGTTCCCCTCATGGTCGAAGCAAACGGTGGCGATCCGATAGGTCTCCTCGCTATTCGTGGTGAAAAGACCGTCCGAGTATTCGGGTGAAGGTTTGGAAGGTGAAGAAGATCTCGCCGATAAACCCATGCCGCCCCTGAGATGCATCTGCAGCTGGTCCACGGCCTTCCCGCGATAAAAGGCTCTGGTGACAAAAGCACATTCACTCACGCCATCCTCGTCCCACGTGAGCGGGATGACCATCCGGGCATCGTAGTGCCGTACGCGGACCTTCTTCCTATCGAGGTCCACCCACAGCGCCCAGGCACCCGTGCCAAGCCCAAATGCCCGCACTACGGTCGCCTGCGCCTGCGCCATGAAGTTCGTTGAAGAGAAGAACTCGCCGATCCAGTCGGTCGCCTTCTGGTCCTCGCAGACAACCTTGACGTCCTCGTTGAGGAGAAGAGAACCCCATTCCTTGCACACCCTCATTGCCGGGTGAATGCTACGCCGATGCACCTCGTACACACGCCCAAGTCCGTCGCGGTCGTGATAGTCATAAAAGTCCCCACGAGCCCCCATCCAGTCGTCCCACGACCGAATCCAGGGCTCCATGTCATCCAGAGGGAGGACAAACCCCAGCCCCCGCAGGTACTCCTTCACATGCTCGGGCACCCAGTACTCGTCCAAGCTATTCACGCCCATGCGGACACCTCCGTAAACCACGCTGATGTTCACGGTAAAGTTTCCGACATCGTCACAACCTCGCCCGTGCTTTAGAATTCGGGAGAAAGATCGTGAAGAGAGGCCATGGGAGAAGAGGATGCAGAACCGATACACAGGCGACATCGGAGACTTCAGCAAGCTCGGGATCCTGCGTGCATTGCGAAACGCCGACCTGTCAATCGGGCTCAACTGGTACCTAACCCCAGACGAAACGCACAACAGCGACGGTCGCCACGTGAGCTACCTCGACCAGGACGAATACCGTAAATGCGATGAGGAGCTGTGGTTAGAGCTAAGGGCCATTGTCAAAGAAGACAGGCGGAAAGTGCGCTACATGGAGAACGACCGCGTCCTCAAGGCAACGTTCTTCTCGGAATGCATCGATTTCTCTGCAAACGAAGAAGGCGAAAAGCATAGGCACAAGCCAAGGGCCGAGAGAAACGCGCTTCGCAGCGAATGGTTCGGAAGGTCGCTCGCCATGCTGGCGGGAAAAGACATTGTCTGCGTTGACCCCGACAACGGCCTGGTAGTGCCTTCTGCCAAGGGGAAACCGAAGGAGAACAAGTACGTCCTGCCCTCCGAACTCGCCAGATACTACGCCCAAGGCTCTACCGTCATCTATTACCAGCACAAGGCGAGATATAAGGACGATCATTACGCTCGACAGCTCGGTGAGCTATTGAAAAGCCCAGATTTTGAAGGCGCTTCCGGTCTCGCATTGAAGTTCAAGACAACCTCGCAGCGGTATTACATGTTCGTCATCCAGCCGCGTCATAGGGAAACGATTGAGAATGCAGTAGGTCAGATGCTCTCGTCAGCTTGGGGCAAGCATTTCCATCTGCTGTAAAATCAACCGCGAAGCACGTCGTCCATCACCGCATAGCGCACAGCGTCTATGGAATGGTCGTCGCCGTCCGGGATGATATCTAGCCAGCTCCCGTCGCGGTCGCGCTCGTATTCCTTCATGGCGAATTCCTCGAAGGTGAGCGGGCACCGCGCAGGGTCAATCACGATCTCCCGCAGCCCTGCCATCCACTCGTAGGAAAGCTTGCGCATGCGCCCCTTGCGGGCAGGACGTGCGCGAATGCCAAGATCTCGGCGATAAACGCTCGTCTGCACCTTGCCGTCAGGCGTGTCATCTACCCACACCACCTGGTCATGGAAGTACGGCTCCTCGCCAGGCTCGTCGGCATAGGTGAGGGAATCGAGAACGATGCGTCCCGTCTCCTCGGGCGTCATCTTGTTGGCAGTATGTTCTTCGAAGATGATGAGCCGCCGGGACCCTGGCTGCCATTCGCACCTCACGAACCGCCACGGGTCAGGCCACCAGCCCCAGTCCAGCCCGTTGCGCACGCGCTCGAACGTGCGGATCTCCTCGTCGGAAACCTCGCGCTCCACGATGTTGGAGAAGACGTTGCCGCCGGTCCCCACCACATCGCCGAGAAACTCCCAGCGCCAGGCCGTCTCGTTGGCCTCGCGAAGGTACTCCGCCTCCTCGATGAACGGACCTCCCAGCCATTCAGGGTGAGAAGAGACCACGTCGAGGTAAGAGGTCTTCCAGACCAAGGTGTCCTCGCGCTGCCTCCTCGCCAGCGTCTCCTTGTTCACCCAGCTCATCGCCGTCTTGGGCGGGTTAAAGGAATAGAAGACCCAGAACCTGCTCCCGCCGCGCCGCAGCGAGTTCAGGACCGACCTCACGTCCTCGATGCTTCCGTGCTGGTCCAGCTCCTCGAACCATATGCAGGCGCAGTACCCCTTGGCGAACTTGGTCGACTTCAGCTTGAGCGGATCGTCGCAACCTCTGAAAACGATTCGTTGCCCGGTCGGAATGTACACGATCTCCAGCGGCGATATCTTCGCCTTGAAGTACTCGCTCAGCCCCAGCGCGTCGACGGCCCACAGCACCTGCGTGTAAACGGAGTCTCGAAGCGTGTTGCCGAACCTCCTAACCACGACAACGTTCACCTCGGGGTTGGCCACGGTGAGAAGGACGAGGCAGAGGGAAATGAACGAGCTCTTCGTCGAGCCGCGCCCGCCATGGAGCCAGTAATGCGTATGGCCGTGCATCATCACGTCACCGAGCACGGGATGGAAGCGTTCGATGCAGAGGTCCGCCGCGCTAGTCGTCGCCATCGGAGGACCTCGCAACCTTGAGCTCCACGCCGAGCGTGATCTGCGGGACGTCCTCGCCCTCGGACTCGACCCTGCGGGTCGTCTGTGCGAATTCGTCGGGGTATTTGCGCTCGAGTAGCCAGGCGGCCGCTGTCCACTGCGGGTTCTTCTCGCGGGTGGCCGTCGCCATGATGGACTGCAGCAGCGTCTCCTTGTACTGGCTTTCCGCCTTTTTGATGCCCTCAACTAACGCAACTTTCACCTTGCTGTCGGGGTCCTTGAGCCACTTGTACCAGGCGGTCTCGGAGACGCCCAGCCCACGGCATATGTCGGCGTTGCTCATGCCGTGCGACTTCATCTCGATGGCCTGCTCGACCATCCTGTACGTGAGCTTCGGCTTGCGCATGGGGCGATTCCTCCTTCCCGGCTTCTTGTTCAGGAGAAATCGTCCCACGCCGTCACAAACCTACAGGCGTTCCCGCTTGCCCTTCAGGCCGTGCTTGCGCATCAGCCTTGAGTTCTTCTGCCTTAGCTGCGCCCACCTGCGGTGTAGCTCTTCGTACTCGGGGCCGCCGTCGCATCCAGCGGCTTCGGCTTCCAGAAGCTGGTTGAAGGCTTCCTCCTCGGCCACATGGGCTGCTTCAGTGCAACGCCTGCACAAGCCGGACTGCCGGTTGACGCGGACTCCAACAGCATGGCATTCAGGACATTCGTCGAGCACCTTGAGACTGGCATGGATGCGCGACGCTTGGATCTCGATGGCCCTCAGCGTATGCTCCACGCCAAACCTCTCTACGATGGCATCGTGAACCACCTGGACCCCCTGGTAGCCGAGCTCGCGGATCACGTCGTTCTGTCCCGTGGTCCACGCGCTCATCGTCTACACATCCCATCACGTGCCTGGCGACTCAAAACGTGACCGTCTACTTGGGTCTCTACGCTTTCGACACTTCTAGCGTTATAACTCCCACACTGCGGTATTCCCGCATCGGATTTACGGTCTGGGTTGCTATTGCCCAGACTGGTGTAGAAAGCGTAGAAGAGGCTTATGAGCTGGGAATACATCGCGTCGATTTCAATAATCTCATTGTTTCGAATGTGTAGATGATCGCCGTTTGTAAAGCTCGAAGAGTTCACAGTGTCACCTGTGGCGATGGAGGGCTCTACGCTTTTGTAATGCAGCATTGCCTTCACCGCCTAAGTCTTGAGGACGAAGATCCTGTGGCCGTCACTGCCGGCTTGGGTCTTCGTGTGACAGTGCGTGTTTACTTTGCGGGTGAACTGGCCAACGGTCATGGGCTCAATGCCAATCCTGCGGCACCATTCGCGGTAGTTGCTGTAGCAGACGGCGGGCCGCCAACCAATAACGTTTATGCGTTCGACATAGAGCCACATGAGCACCGTATCGTTCTCGGTGATGACACGCTGCTTTACCAGCTCTCCCGCCTCGCAACGAGAGTAGGTGTCCTCGGTTCGCTCAATCGCACCGCGAAGAGCGTTGACTCCGAGCAGCGCCAGCCTCTGAAGGTTCTCGGGCCTTGCGAGCTTCTTGTCCATGTTGGGGTCATAGCCCTCGGTGCCAGGCGTGAAGCGATGTGTGAAGGGGATGAAGCAAAGCCTGCGCCAGACGCCATCCGTCGTATCGGCAAAGTGCGGAACGATGTTCATGGCGAAGGCGAGCGTCGCATGGGAGCGGAACCCGAAACCCTGCTTGTTCTTGACGTCGGTGTAGATCATGTCGCCGGTGACCATGCACTTGAACATTGCGAGCGCCTTTCCCGAAAGCTCGTCGGCCGGGATGTCTGCTGCGATGTTGGCGAGCTTGCCGACCAGCTGCACCGCCTGGAAGCGATCGCCGAGGATAGATGGCTTGAGGCTCGAAACGTTGTCATCGCCGAGCAGGGCGGTGACGAACCCCAGGAAGGTGGACTTGCCGGTCGATGCGTTGCGCTTGTCGTCCGAGATGTCGCCGGTGAGCATGAGCGACTGCCTGATAACCTGCCGTGCGCACATGGACTGCCCGACGAACTCCTCAAGAACGACCCGTGCCTCGGCGTCCCCATCCGTGATGGCATCGAGGAACTCGTCGGCAAGCCCTGCGGGTGCGTCCGGGTCAAACTCGATGGAGATCATCCCCATCACGTACATCTCCGGTCCCGGCTCGACGAACTCGCCGGTCTCCACGCAGAGCACCCCATTGGCGAAGGCAATGTAGCACTTGCCGTCGAAGTCTTCGGCGGTGGTCACGTGCGGGCGCAGGTTGATGTCCTTGATCACCTCGTTGCGCTGGCTGCTGGTCAGGCGGGGTTGCACGTCGCTGCAGAGCCTTTCCATGGCTCCGTACCCAAAGCGCCAGAGACCGCCTGCGAATATCGCCGGCGAACCGTCGATGAGCGAAGCATGGGCCTCGCGTGCTATGTCCTCAGCCAGACACTCGTGCATGAAGCGGTTGGTGCTGGGGTCGAAGTAGCTGCTCTGCCACGACATGCCTGCGGACCAGTCCCGTTCGTCAATGCCGGAGCTGCGGCCACCACGCTGGTACTTGGTCGAACGCTTAACGATGTCAGCGATAGCATCTTCCGTCAGGGGCTTCTGGCAGCGTGCCGAGTTCGCATCGAGGGCTGCGGTCAGAATGTCCTCGGCGTAATAGCCTTTGGCGCGCAGATGGCAGCAGTATCGAAAGAGCGTGTCCTTCTCCTCGCCCTCAGGGATGATGTCGGGCATCGAGAAGGGCTCCTTCTTGCCGGGCTTCTGGTCAGCACCCGACGGAGCCGCACCATTCGCGGGCGTCCGGTCGTTCCAGTCGAGGGGCTTGCGGCTCCAGCAGTAGTAGTCCCCGCTGTAGTTCGACAGAGCCTTCCCGATCGTGCGCATGCCGTGAGTGCTGCCGCTGTCGGCACGGTCCCACTTGTCAGGCCGGTAGAGCGCGGTCATCTTGAAAACGGCATCGACGAGAACCGCATCGTTACCCGCATAGAAGATAATGTAGTTGCACATCGCCAGGTCGGCTTCGCTATGGCTCGGGTAGCCCGATATGTCACCAGACAGCAGGGCCTGCAGCTTTGCGTTGTTGGTGTCAATGAGCTTCCCGTAAATCACGCTGGGGTCGTCCGCGCGACCCTCGCCGGGGTCATGGCCGGCGATCGAGCCCTGCGTTCCTCCAGCAGCCCTTTGCGCTGGTTGGGGCTCACTGTCGCCAAGATACTCTTCATAGATGTACAAGAGCGCGTCGGGCACGGCATTGATCTCAAAGTGGTTGCCGTACACGGCACCGGTCACGGTGAAGAAGCGCCCATGGTCATACATCTCGTACCCGCCACGCTTGCAGCGGTTTTTGCCTTCCGGCTTGCCGCACAGCGAGAACATGTGCAGGCCATCCCCAGACGGGGAGTACTCCACGTATGTCTCGCAACAGTCGATGATGGACGCAAGCTCTTCGTCAACGATGGTTCCGTCGGCGACCACATGGTCGAAGTCGACGCCCGTTACGTCGCGCTCGTCGGAGAACTCAAAGCCGATGCCAGCCATGTCTTGCGACAGCCACGTGCGCACTGCCTCGTCGTACGTTCCCCAGGTCGAAGGGTCGCCAGCCCTTGCCTTTCGCATACCGCCGGGAGCATAGGGCTCCTTGGTCAGCTCGGGCGCGTTTCCGTTCTTGCCCTTCCGGACGGCCCACTTCCAGCAGACCCACTGGGGCCTGTCCTTGAGAGCCTGAGGGAAGGCGGCGTAGGTGAGCTCGTCGCGGGTCCCGTCATTCCGGTTCCGGCGGTCGGCTTCTGCCTGAAGCTCCTGCTCGGCGGTGCCAAAACTATCGGGGTTCGTGACATCGGTGTATGATGCAACCACGGTAGGCCCCTGGTCTGCCATCTCGCTGCCGGTGGTCTGGCCTGCAAGCATACGGCCACCGGTGGCGCTTTCCATCTGATTCATAGGTATCGCCG